CATTTTGTTTTAATAAATCTACAATTTGATTTTCTTGAGCTTGTAAATTTTTTGCTTCTTTTATATTTGATCTTGCTGTTACACCTTTTAATATTTGTGATGTTAAAGTTCCAATAGGAAAATTACCGCCATATGCTTCTGCTGCATACTGACCTGCGGTGGTACTCATTGCTGCCTGTGAATCTCTTGCTGCTTGTCTTAACAACTCTTCTACTAATGGATTTCTTTGTCTGTTAGCAAATGGGTTACTTGTTACTGCCATATTACACTCTTTCCATGTTTATATCTAACTGGTTATAATCTACCATCATGTGTCCAAAGATATTTTCAGATACTGCTGATGGTTTTACTTTTTTAACTTCTTGTGCCATTACACCAGTGTATTTTTGTGGTGACCAATTATACTCAAACTCATATACATTTAATCCAGATTTAGATTTAGATTTGTATTTAATATTTTTCTTTAATCTTTTATCTGAACCTGATGCTGCTGCACTTTGTGCTGCTTGTCCTATTGCTGCCATTCTTGCTCCGTATGCACCAACCTGACCTCTATAACTTCCTTGGTCAAATTGTCCTTGTTGTTGTGCTCCTGCAAAGATTGGCGGTGGAGCTATACTTGTTGCAGGTACATTTAGTCCTGTTGTAGCTATACTAGGAGGAGGAGCTGCTTGTCCTGATAAAGTAGCAATTTCACTAAGTGGTTGACTTCTACTTAGTAAGTAATCACTTAATTGTCTATCTCTAATTCTTTCTTGTTCTCCTACTAATCCTTGTCCTTCGCCTAATTGATAACTACGCAAACCTGTAGCTCTTCCTAATTGAGCATCAGCGAGTGCTTGACCTTCTCTAATAGATTCACTAGCTAAACCTCTTAATGTGTCTTGGTGGCTCATTCTAAGCTCTGCAAGTGCATTATTATGTGCTACTGTACCTTCTGGTATACCTGCGTTAATTAATCTTGTTTGTAGGTCTATAACTTCTTGTTGTTGTTGAGGTTGTATTCTTGATAATGCTCTGTTATAATAATCGCCTTCAACTCTTTGTGCGTAAGTGTTTATATCTTCCATTGTAGGTAACGCAGTCAAACCACTTCTGTCTATAAGACCAGGTTGTGCTGATAATCCAGATAATGAAAATGTTTCTTGTGGTAATCCTGATAAATAATTACTTGCTGTATCTAAATATTTATCTGTAATACCTACTTGTTTTTGTCTTTGTGTTTCATATTCAGGAGCTAAACTATAAGTTTGAGCAAATCTATCGTTACCTAAATCTGTTACTAATGTTTGGTCATAAGGAGAAAATACATCAGGTCGGTTCATTCTACCTTCTACTCTTGCAGTTTCTACATTAGCTGCTCCTTGAGCCTGTGCTGCACCTGCATAATCTGGTGCTGGTGGTGGCTTTGGAGATTTAAATATATCTGTTACAAAACTCATTTTACTTCCTTCCTTAATAAGACTGCTTGTTTCTTATAACCTTTTAATGCTTTTTCCCAACCCATTCTTCCTAAAATGTCAACATATTTATATTTTTTTTCTTTTGCATAAGTTATAATCTTTTTTTCTAATTTTTTCAAACTATTTAATTCGCCACCTGCTAAACCTATACGCAGTGCATCTTCGTAATCTGCTGTGATTACTACACTTTGTTCATCCATAAATATTTGGTATGTTCCATCATCAATACCTTTTTCTATATTTTCTTTTGTTAGATTTTCTCCAATACTTGTAGCTGGTTCTAACAGTTTCCATACTTTGTCTGTAAGCATCATAAACCTACTCCTTTTTCATAATAAATATCTACACTATGCCATTTAATACTTTGTGCTTGTGTACTGGTTTGTATTCGTATTGCTGCGTTCCAACCTATATCGGCAACACTTCTCCATACTAATTGTGATGCAATTGTTCCTGCCCATTCTGCTACATCCCAAGTTGCTGTATCCCAATCTGCTCCTGTTGTAGTAGCACTAGATGGTGTATAAGTAGAAGTGCCATCATTAAAGTCTACATCAAATCCTATACTAACTGGTAAGTCTGCATCTGATGATACAATAGGTCGTATAGCTGTAAATCTTTTAGATGTACCTCTACCACCATAATATACAAATGCTGTTTTTGCGTTACCTTGTATTTGCACTCCTGCATCACTTAATCCATTATCTGCTTTATATACTTTGGTACTACCACCAAAATATAAATCACCATTTAATAAACCCCAACAGTACGCATTTTGTCCTGTAAATCTACCCCATGCACCTGTGGATAAGTTTACTACAAATTGCACAAACTCACCTGATACTCCATTAGGTACATTAAATAAACCAAATTGTCCTTTAGGATAAATTAATGCTTCCCAACCAAAAGTAGATTTAAAATTAGTTACTGCTGTTAATATACTACCACTTATTTTATCTGATATTGCTTTAGAATAATTCGATTCATTTTCTGCATACATTTGTGTTAGTGGTACAAAACCAGATTCTGTAATAACAATTAACTCTGGTCCTACATTAACAATACATCTTTTACCTATAGGTCTTGCTATTTTAAATACACCCACTAAAGACCATTTAGTTGCATCACTAGGGTCTGTTCCTTGATACACAGCTACTTCACCTTCTGATGTTATAAATGCTATGTAGTCATCTGAACCAGAACCACCATCTCTTGTTAAACTACCAGCTGCTACTAATTTACCACCAAAGTTAAATACACTTCCTAATGCAAATGTAGATACTGTTCCTGCTACAGAGTTAATAGGTAAATAACCAAAACTTAAACTATCATTTATTATAAAAAATAATCGTTCTTTAAATACTGTTACATTGTTTATTGTAGAGCCTGTTACTCCACTTAAAGTAGGAGTTGCCCATGCACTACCATTATAATGTCTTGGAGCATCAGCACCATTTACTATAAATAAAAATGAACCTCCTGATGTTGTAAAGTTTACAGATTCCCATTTAGCATTACTAAGTCCAGTTAAAACTGGAGAATTAGAAGCACTTGCCCAACTAGATGTATCCCATGATGCAGTATCCCATGATGCTCCTATAGCACCAGCAGATGTAACGTCATAAATTTCTCCACTACTAGCAGCAAAAAGTTTATTAGCACTAGGAGATTGATATGTTAATAAACTTTGTATTGTGCTAGGTAAACCAGTTACATGATTTATATAACCTTTTCTTAAACTAACATCTGTAGAACCAGGAAAGAAATTATCTAATCTAATAGCATCAGTTTGTGGCATCAAGTCCACAGCATCTCTTGTGTTTAATCCACCAATAGGTGCAGATTGAGATGTACTCTCTCCTGTAGGTCTAAAAACTGCCATTATTTATATTCCTCATCAAATATTTCTTTTAAAGTTTTATTACCTTCATCTTGTTTAGTTACACCTAATCTTGGTAAACCATAAAAATCTGTAATTTTGTTAACTTCATTTTCTAATGCTTTCATACTAGCTACATCAAACTCATTTTGTGATAAACCTTTCATTTCATCTCTTGTTAAAGGTATATAAGAAGAACCTTTATAATTTTTATAATCTTCTATTGTTTTAATTTCTCCTTTTATAATTTTTTTTGCAGCTGATGTAGTTTCATTATGATTTATAGAAGGTCCTTTTGTTAAAACTTTTTTTTCTAAACCAGAAACATCAGCTATTATTTCTTCTTGCATACCTATTAAATCTTTAGCTGTTTTACTAGGGTTAGTTACTGTTTGTCCTGATATTTTGTTTTGCCCAAAACCTTTTTCTTTTAATTTTTTATTTACATTTTGTTTTATATCATTTTTAAAACCACCCATTGCTAATTTTATTCTATCTCTAGGCACATCATAACGAACTATCTCTGTTTTTGCATTTATACCTATTTTAGGTTCAAAAAAATCAATACTTTTTAAATTAGATGTTGGAGACAATGAACCAGATACAATACTTTCCTCACCTATTTCAGCTTTTTTAATAATTTCAGGAAAAGGGTTAAAACCAAGTCGTCTTTTAACTTTATCTAAAACAGCGATATATCTATAAATAGGAATTGTATCTCCTGTTATACCTATATCCTTTAAATATTTATCAGTTTTAATTTTTACCTCAGGGTCGTTTTCAATCTTAGATATTAATTGGTCTCTATCTAATTTATCTGGAGCTACAATGTAACCAGTAATTGCCTCAGTTGTATTTAAGTCTTGTGCTATTTCTGGTATAGCAACTTCTGTATCTATATTTTCTGTTTTAATAGTGGGTATATCTATATTATCTTCTAATGTTTGTATTTCTGGAGATGTATCATTTTTAGGTAATTCTATATCGGTAACATTAAAACCTTGTGTTTTATCTCCAGTAAAGTTAGCTAATATTTTTTTTCCTGTTTTACTTTGTAAAATTAATTTACCTGATTTAGATAATCCTTTCAATGCTAGTCCACTTCCTATAATAAGAGGAGCTAAAGGACCTGTCATAGCTCCAGCAACCATCATACCTTCTCCTACTGCACCAGTTCCTGTTAATAATGTTTCTGCTCCTTTTACTAAACCTTCAGTAGTTTTACCTTGTTTTAGTAAATCTACTGTAGTATTAAATTGGTCTCTATAAGATGGTGTATATCCTTGACCTTTTATTACATCAGGTCTATAACCTAATGCTTCTGAGATAGAGCTACCTGTTAAAAAATCACTTCCTAATTGTGTTCCATAACGCAAAGCATTAACTAAATTTGTTTTAGGTAAATCTTGATTACCTATACCATATCGTAAAGAACGCATTTGATTGTTTTTATTAGGAAACATCATAATATTTTACTTAAAAATCCTTCATTGTTTAATAAAACTTCTTCTTTAGTTTCTATCCAAACTTTAGCTCCACAAGATAAAGGTTTTTCTGGATTATATATAACTTTACTATGTCCTTTAATTGTAACTTCATCAGCATAATAATTACTTTTATAAGTTTTTACAGTAATAACAGGTTCACTTTTATTGTATTTTTTATTTGATTTTATTTTATGTTGATTTATATGTATTTTTTTTAACATTACTTTTTACCTTTATACCCTGAAGCATAGATTGCTTTTGCTTGTTTATTAGCCTTTGTTTTAGTTTTATATACTTTTCCTTTTGTTCCAAACCTATAACCACCTTTTACTTTTTTAACAGGCACTACCTAATTCCTAACATTTTTGCTAATACATCTAATGGTAATTCTTTTAACCTATTTACTAATATGTCTTTACTTTTAAGAGGGTCTGAAATTATATCTACACCGCTTGGTAAAGGCATACTATCTTGAGACATACCCATTTCATTTAGTCTATCTCTAAATGGATTTGTTCCTACTTCAGGAACTGTACTTATACCCATGTTTTTTTGCTCATATCCAAAACCACCACCAACATTATTAGAATTCATATTAGGTTGTGCAGGTTGTTGTGTTATACCCATAGCTCTACTTAATACAGTTCCTTCTGGGTTATAATCACTATCAATTAAACTTCTAGTTGCATCTTGAAAAGAACCAAACTCAGGTCTATCACCTAAAAATTTATCTAACATATCTTCTCTTAAAGATTTTCTTCTAAGCTCGTTAGCTAGTCTTTGTTTTTCTTCTTCGTTCATAACTCACCTTTATAATTAAAGTGAGAAGTTACCTTCTGGTTCGTTAACAGGTAAATATAGTCTATTTGGTCCTGCCATACGAATGATTTGCTTCGCACCATCTTTGGATTGCTTTTCTGATAATTTCAATCTGTATTCTTGAAACTGATTATCATAAGGCAAACCTTTTTGTTTTAAAAATCTCCATATTACACCAAGTGTAATTAAATCTTCGTCTAATACTGTTGTATTTGCATCTGCTGCAAAGCTAGTTGCGTTAGCTG